TTTTCAGTAGCTTCTTTCATGAACTTCTACTGGGGAGAAATGGCGAAACAAATCGGCGAAGATGTTGAGTTGATTCGTTGGCAAGGAGACACAACAAGCGAAGACGATACTTTGGCTTTGTGTGACGGTTACATTAAAAAAATGAAAGCTGATACAGCAATCATCGACGTAGCAAAAGCTACAATTACAAGTTCTAACGTTATCGCTGAAATCGTAAAAGTAATCAACGCTTTACCGTCAACAGTTTCTCGTAAAAAAGCAGACTTACGTTTATACGTTGCTTCGAATGTTGCTAACGCTTTGGAATTGGCTACAGCTTCAGGTAACACTCAAACATACATTACAACTCCATTAGCTTTGACTTTCTTAGGTATTAAAGTTGTTGTAGCTGAGGGTATGCCAAACAACCACATGGTTGCTACTGTTAAGAACAACATGATTTACGCTTTCGATGGCGAGGGAGACGGAAAAGCAATCAAAGCTGTTAACTTAGCTGATACAGTTGCAGAGCCTTACTTACGTTCACGTGCAAACTTGAAAGTTGGTTTCTCTTACGTTAACCCAACAGAGATTGTTCTTTACTCATAAGAATAAATATTAACTTAAAAAACGGGAGGGCGGTTAATTCTTCCCTCCTTTTTTTATAAATTTTAAAAATATGTCTTGTACAACACTTACAGCAATCACAAAAGGGTGTGATAATAACATCGGGGGAATCACTGCTATCTATATCAATGATATGGATAACATCACTTCGACTACAATCGATTCAGCTTCGTACATGGTAGACGCTCAAGTAGTATCTTCTGACTATGTAGCATTTGAATTTAGACGTAACACAGGTAACTTTACAGAGGAAACTGCGGTAGATTTCGCAAACGGTTCTTCTTTCGTTACAGCAACAGTTACTTTGATGTTCCACAGACGTGAGGCTTCAAAATCTAAGGCTATCAAAATCCTTTCAGAGGGACAAAGAGACTTAGCTTTAATCGTTAAAGATGCTAACGGTAAATATTGGTACTTCCCTTATGCTCAACTTTCAGCAACTGCTGAGGGTTCAGGAACAGCAAAAGCAGACGGTTCTAAATACTCTGTTACATTCATCGCAGAAAACGAGAACTTAGCTTACGAAGTTGACCCTACTATCATTGGTGGATTGATTTAAAAATACCTTGTAAATAAAGAGAGGGGAGTTAATAGCTTCCCTTTTTTTGTGAACTTTTTTTTAAGATTAACATTATAGTTATGATATACATTGAAAAAGATATACTTAACACAATTGTTTTGACGCTTACAGAAAGCTCAACACTATCTAATCCTTATTATGTATTCGAGTTTGAAAACGATTTTAACACAGCGACAGAGCCTATCTATTTCTATGCGCCTGACTTGTCGACTTCAAAACCACGATACAATAAATTTGAATTAGCTGAAGGAGTTGATGTGACTTTTGTAATAGGTCAATACAGCTACAAAGTATATGAAAGTGCAACAGTTCCAAATCTTAGTTTACCAAACCCAGTTGAGGGATTGCATGAAATTGAAGAGGGCAGAATGGTTGTCGATGGTGTCTTAACTAACTCAATTTACGAATGAAATTTTTAGGTTTTAACATTGGAAAAAGCGAAAGCGTAAGCGTTGAAAGTAACAACTATCAATCGTTTTCAAGTCCATTTATGAAAGTAGGCGAGGGCAATTTGTCACTACCTTACGTTAATGCACGTCAACAGGTTAGCGGATATATCCGTTTCGGTGCTGATAACTTTTACCCGCAATTAATTAACCAACTTTACTACACGTCTCCTTTACATGGTGCGATAGTTGACTTTAAAACCAACGCTACAATTGGCGGGGGTTATGAAATTAAGACGGATTCAAGCGTTACAGCAGTTGAAAAGATGGAAGTTTACGCTTTTGAAAAAAAAGTAGACTTAGAACAGTTGCTGGATAAGATAACAAAAGACGACATTTTACACAACCGTGTTTATTTTAGACTTGTGTTTAACTCAAACAATGATTTAATTCGTGTTAAGCACATAGGAGCGGAGAAAGTTAGAACGTCAAAAGACAAATTAACATACTTTATTTGTGACGATTGGACAAGTCAAATTGACATTGAAACTATTTACCCTTATGACCGTAAGATATACCAAAGAGAGTGCTTATATGTGTACGAAAAGAACTGTGTAGGCCAAGACGTTTACCCTTTGCCAAGTTATACAAGTGCATTTAATTGGGCTTTCTTAGATGGCGAAATGTCATACTTACAAAAGTCTAATATCTTGAACGCTATCTTCCCGTCATTTGCTTTTATGTTCCCTAAAAAGCCACAAAGCGAAGAGGAAAAAGCAGGATTAAGAAAAACAATTGAAAGCGGAAAAGGTGCAAGAAACGGCGGTAAAGTTTTAAGTTTCTTTGCTAACAATGCAGACCAACTTCCGAAGATTGAAGCGATACCAACCAACAACAACGACAACTTATTCCAAGTAACAACTGAAAGCATTGACAGTAAGATATGTCAAGCGCATACAATCGACCCGATATTAATGGGTATTCGTGTGAGTGGTAAACTTGGCTCAGGGTCTGACATCAAACAGTCGTATATCATTTTTGAAAAGAACGTAATCTATCCACAACGCCATAAGATTGAAAAGATAGTAAACGACTTATTTAAAATCGCTAAGATTAAAGCTACATTCACACTAAACAACTACCAAATTGTTAATGAAACAATCGTAGAATTAGAGGGAACGGGTAAGAAAACGACAGACGCTTTAAACGCAATGTCTCCATTGGTTGCTACAAAAGTACTTGAGTCAATGACAGAAAATGAGGTACGTGCATTAGCAAGTTTACCACCAGTAGACGGTGGCGACAAAACGAAATCACAGATAGCAACTGAAACAATAACAACTACAACTACTGTATAATGAATTACTTTATAACTGAAGCGTATTTAAAAAATCAAACACCGATTACAGCAAATGTCGATGTTAAAGACGTTACACCTTACATACGTACACAGAGCGACCTTCGTGTACAGCCTATTTTAGGCACTTACTTTTACAAATATTTGTTAGCTAAGTATAACGCTGAAACATTAACAACAGATGAGGAGACACTTGTCGAATATATAAAGCCAATTGTAGCGTGGCGAAGTGCTGAAGATGCAGTTTTCGGATTGAGTTACCAACTTAAAAACAAAGGTTTACAAGTTCAGAATGGAGACTATTCTAATTCAGTAACACAAAGCGAGGTAGCTTTTGCTCAAGACCACTACGCACAAAAAGCGTCATTTTACGAGGTTCGTTTGATTAACTATTTACGCACTTACAAAGATTTGTACCCACAGTTTACAAGTCATTTAAATACAGATAGCGACATTAAACCATTAAAGACACAAGAAAACGGATTTAACGATAGTATTTTGTTTATATGAAGTCTTTTATTGCTACTTATTATACGTATTTTTTACAAGCGTTGTTCGTGTTTTTCGCACCCATTAAAGGCATTATTATCTTAGTTGCTTTATCGACTGTTTTAGATACTTGCTTCGGGGTTTGGAAAGCTAAACAATTGAGACAAGGTGTTACATCGAAAAACTTTAGACATGGTTTTATCCCTAAGATACTAAGCTACGTTACGGCTACTATGTTGGTTTATGCTTCAGACTATTTTATCGTTAACGAACTTACAAAATCGGTAGTATCAGTTGAGTTTTTATTCACAAAGTTAATCGCACTTGTATTAATATCAATTGAGGTTAAGTCAATGGACGAATCATTTGAGAAAGTAAAAGGCTATTCATTCATCAACAAAGCAGTTGATTTAATTATTAAAGCTAAGAACATAAAAAAAGAACTATGACAACAAAAGGAAACTTCCCGCACTTAGACGTTGCTAAATTAGTTTTGTTTATTGTAGCTTCAGCAATAGCTTGGGGGTTTCTGTTTAGTTGTTCAGCTTCATATCACTTGCGTAAATACGAAAAGAAAGGCGGTAAAATAGAACACGTTACCGACACATTAACTTACTTTCAAAAAGATTCAGTCTTAATCAAAACTAAAGACACTACTTATTTCCAGTATTATTATACCCAAAAAGATACAATAGTAAAACAAAATGTATTTTTATACCCGAAAACACGCTTTAATCAAAGACTTGAAATAAGACGATTTAAGGATAGTTTAAAGTTTGAGTTAAAGAAATATACTGATTCGCTACGTTATGCTTTTAAAACGCATAAAATCAACGTAAAACACGATACTAAAGTAAAAGTATCAGAACAAAAAACACAACGCAAGAAAAACCGCCCTATTTGGATACCGATAGCGATATTAATTATTTTGCTTATTATTGCATTTAAGTTTAAATAGCGTTCCAAACGCACAATACTTTATTTATGGCAAAGATTCGCCCGAGAATAACAAGCGAGGAATACGAAATCGTACAACAGTACCGTGCAATTAAAGAGGAATCGAATGAAATGGGAATAGACCACCAAGATGTAAAACACGGTTGGTTAAAATCAAAAAACGCAAGTTTATTTTTTGCAAATCCTGACTTCAAAAACAAGAACCACAAAGATTTTGAAATACTTAAACAAGGTATTGTAGAAATTGTAAAGGATTCAGCACCTAAATACCCAGAGATAAAGCGTAATAAATGTGAAGACGGACACTTATTAGTAATTGATATTGCAGATTTACACATCGGTAAGTTAAGTTCAGTGTTTGAAACAGGAGAAGAGTACAACCAAGAAATTGCAGTACAACGTGCCAAAGAGGGTATGCAAGGAATTTTAGACAAGTCAAAAGGTTTTGAGATTGACATGATTTTATTTGTAGCTGGAAACGATATATTGCACACTGATAACACACGATCAACAACAACAAGCGGAACACCTCAGGACACAGACGGAATGTGGTACGAAAACTTTTTGAAAGCTAAACAACTTTACATTGAGTTATTGGAAAGTTTGATGTCAATTGCTGAGGTTCGTGTTATGTACAATCCAAGCAACCACGATTATACGCATGGATTCTTTTTAATGCAATTGATTGAAGCATATTTTACCAATTGTAAACACATTTCTTTTGATGTTAATTTAAGACATCGCAAAGCGTACAAGTATTATAATAACCTAATCGGAACAACGCACGGAGACGGTGCAAAAACGGATAACCTTCCAATCTTATTAGCGACTGAGTTCCCTTTGATGTGGTCGACTACTGAAAGACGGTATATATATAGCCACCATTTACACCATAAAGTAGCAAAGGATTACATCGGAGTAACATTTGAAGCATTACGAAGCCCAAGCGGAACGGATTCATGGCATCACAAAAAAGGTTTTCAATATTCTCCTAAGGCAGTAGAAGGATTCATACACCATAAACAACACGGACAGGTCGCTCGTATAACTCACAACTTTTGATGAAAAATTGTAGCATTTGTAAAATAGAAAAAGACTTAAGTAATTTTGTTAAAAGAGCAAATAGAAAGTCAGGTGTTCAATCTTATTGTAAAGAGTGTCATAGTAAAAAAATGAAACTAAAAGATAGAACTGAATACACAAGGAATTTTGATTTAAAAAAATCTTACGGTATAACAATAGATGACTATAATAAAATGTTTATAGAACAAAAAGGTTGTTGTGCTATATGTAACATTCATTTATTGGATATAAAACAAAAAACTAAAAGAAATCTTTGTGTTGACCATGACCATAATACTGGAGTAATTAGAGGCTTATTGTGTGATAAATGTAATAGAGGTATTGGTTTACTGCAAGACAATAAAGAAATAATACTAAGTGCATATAATTACCTAAACAATTTTTAAGATATGAATTTAAGTAAACACGTAACAGTTGAAGAGTTTTGCTTTTCACCTACTGCAATAAGAGCAGGAATTAAAAACGTAATGAGCCTTGAACAATTAGATAATGCTGAGTTACTATGTGAGAAAGTATTTGAACCATTACGAGCGCACGTAGGCAAACCGATTAAGATTAATTCAGGCTTTAGAAGTCCGTCTTTGAATAGGGCTATCGGTGGCTCAAGTTCATCACAACACTGTAAAGGACAAGCAATGGACTTAGAATTAAGCGACAAAAAACTATTCGATTGGATTATTGACAACCTTGAGTTCGACCAATTAATTGCTGAGTTTGGAACTGACACATATTTCGCATGGTTTCATATTAGCTACACACGTACAAAGAATAGAAAGGAAGTATTAAGAGCAACAAAAAAAGCAGGTAAAACTGTTTATTCTAAATATATTCGTTAACTTTACAGTGTCATTTACGTGTTTTGGGTTGTGGTGTCCGCAGTCGAACGTAAATTGATAACTTTGAGGTACTAATTTCATCGTTAGTTTGTTTGTAAAGACCGTTATTTTAATTAATAGCGGTTTTTTTTTATTAAAAAAGTTTCGTCCTAAAACCCTTTAAAATCAATACTTTCAAAAATAAATTAAAAATAATTGTAAATAAATTGTAAATAAGTCTTGGTGAATTAAATTTAATGCATATATTTGTCAAACAAACAACGATAAAAAAATAGAAATTATGAAAACTTTTGTACAAAAAACAAGCGATTTAATTAAAGAAAGAAATTTAAGTTACAGCCCTGAGTTATTTGCACAGCTACTTGCAGAAGTAAAAAACAACCCTATAAACATAGAAGAAGAAAAGGTTAGATGGGGAAAAATAAATTCAAACAAAAAATGTAATAAATTAGGATTTATAGAAATGTCAGCTTACGGAATGAATAAAAGACCTTACTAAAAATATCAGGGGTGCGACTGTAACGCACATTTAACTTTAAAAACTTTAACGATGAAAAAAGAAACAATTGAAAATTTAGTAATTGGATTAGTAGCATTATCAGCATTTATCTTAAGCGGTTTATACAGATGAGACAGTTACACGAAAGAGCAATTGCGTTACTCGATATGATTAGCGCATTTGAAAGCAAGAAAAGAAATGCTTGTGAGTTTTACAACAAGTGGGAAAACAGACACTTTACCCAAGTATTACAAGATTGTGCAAACGATATTGATGTTTACGATAGAGCAATCAAAAGATTGAAAGCAAGTTATAATAAACTAATCAAACAAATAGCTGAGATATGAAAGAAATTGAGTGCGAAACTTGTGAGGGTACAGGAACACTTGAGCGAATGAATTGCAGAAACGGAAGTAACGATTGTTGTGGCGGTTGTTACATCGAAGTAACTTGCGAAGATTGTTTAGGTTATGGATTTACAGAAATAGAAGATTATGAAGAAGAAGATTAACGATAAATATTTAAACCGTCTTTTATTCGTTTTAACGGTGTTTATCATACTATTTAATACAATGATACCAAAACGAAAGTTAAAGTCATTAGAAACGCTTAAAATAAGCAAAGAGGATATTCAGTTAAACAACGGAATACAACAAGGAAAACACGAACCTTTTAATTATCAAATAAAATGAAAAGACAAACAGCAAAAGCAAACATTCAAAGCATGGCTAATTGGTGGCGAGAACCAAAGAAAATAAGTTGTGCAAAAGATAAAGGCGGTTCTTTTAATATGCAACTTTACTTGGATTATTTGAGTGTAATTAATAACCTTAAACAAAAGACTATAACAATTGAACAACAGAAAATTATAACTAAACAACAAGAACAATGAAAGAAATCCCAATTGAATTAGAACCTGTGTTGGCTAAAATATCTCATCAAAACGATTTAGGAAGTACTCAATGGTATGAAGTAGTTTATTATGTAGATTGTAAATGGTGTTCATATAGTGGTAGTGATACTTTTGAAGATG